TTCAATAGTTGAAACGTAATCATCATAATAACCAGCATTAAATGCCTTTGCATTTTTATTTGCAGCTGGAAGTCTGTGTTCTCCTACAATAAGGTCTTGCCATCTTTCAAAAAATATTTTCTCTCTTAAATCTTCACTACAAAGAAAAGTAATCGTTGTGTCAACATAGTTTGCTTGATAACCACTTTTACGAAGTGGGCCATAATACCGATTGTCTAATGTTTGAACTGCACGGCCAGGTAACTCTGCTGATTCTGCTCTAAGTGCAAGATGAAAAAGATCAACGTCATCTCCAAGACTGTTAAGAATACCAGCAGCTTCTCCAACTGTACCTCCGAGCAAAGACAGACCTGATATCAATCTTCCAAGAGCACTTCCGTCACTTCCCTGACCTGTTGGTGGTATAACTCGAACTTCGAAACGATCTTGCTTTGCATAACCAGCTGCATTGAAGTTACTTGTAAATTCGTTGACTTTAAATACCATTTCTACTGTCGCTCCAGACTTTTGATTTACTTGCTTTTGAGAATTGTTCCACAGGAAGAAAAAGTGCCATATCCCATTGTTCGGCATTTACTTCTATAAATCGTGATTTTACTTTCTCTGACAAATATCTTTTTACAGTTGGTTTAAAAAAACGATATCGAGATGCACCATTTAAAACTCGATAACTTAAATTCAATCGAGTTGTTTCATCATATCTTTTATTGTTTACTAATCCGTAAAGTGCATCCATAAGTTTAGCTCTTAGTCGTGGTGGAAGATAGTGTAAATTAATTCCCATAAATCCATCAGATAATTTTTTGAACGGAAAGATTAAAGGAAATCTATCATAGTACGGAAGTTCTTTTTTCGTCTTAGGGTCGTATGCAAAGAAATACATTTTTCCAACACTTACACGATTTACTGCTTGCGATTTTGCTTCTGACTGCAACTTTCTTGGAGTGATTGAAGTACGTCTTGCCTGATTACGAAACCAATCTCTTGACTTACGTTCCTTTGCAGGAAGTTTTCCAAGAGCTGCTCCCTTCTCAAGTATTTTATCAAATGTAAATGCAGGCATTTAAAATAAATCTTTTTCTGTTATTAACGTGAACTTCCATTTTCTTTCTTCACAAAACTTTTGTGCATACTTCCATTTATAACTATTTATACCCCAATTTTTTACTTCTGTAATATATCTTTTTGTTTTTCTCTTTTGTACTCTTGGCTCTTTTGTTTGAGCATAGGGTTTGACCTCGACCATATGAGTTTCAATCAAGTTTTCTTTTGTTCTTACTTCAATTAAAAAGTCTGGAAAGTACCTGTGCCATTTTCCATCAATCGGAGATTTGTATGGAACAAAGAGTTCTTCACTTTGCCATCTCAATACATTTTGATTGAGGTCAAAGTATTTCATGGCTCGAAGTTCCCATGAAGAACGAAAAACAATGTTTGTGGGATCACCTTTGTATTTAATTGGGTTTTTTGGTCTAAACTTTCCCTGATAGTATTTGGTCATTATCAATTTACTTATAAATAGTTAAAATTCTTCACAAGGTATATTTATCTCATGGGCAAACTCAGTAAAATCGTTGATAAAGTAGAAAATTTCGTTGACGGAAAATTAGGTAGACTTTTACTTAGACGAGATTCGGACACTCTCATCTTTCCAAACGAAATAGAAAATGTAGGGCAATTTATGAAGTTCTCTATTTTTAGAGAGTTTCAATTTCAAAGAGATGCTTTCGAAAGAGGTACGATTGACACAAGAATTTTTCTTCCTCTCCCTGCAAATCTTAATGCTGGATACTCATCAGAGTATGCAAATGAAGAACTTGGAGTTGTTGGAACTGCAGCCGCAAAAAATATTGGTGCATTGATAGGAAATGTATCTGGTGCAGAAGATAAAGTTGCAACTGCAACAGAAAATATAAAAAACTTTGCAGAGGGTGTGAGAGGGGATGTTGGTACGGCAGGAGTGAAAAGTATGGGTGCTCAACTTGCAAGTACTGAAGGTGGAGCAGTTATTGGTGGATTGATTGGTGGAATACTTGGTGGTACAGTTGGTGCAGCTGCTGGTGGTGCGATTAAAGGTGCATTTGCAGGAAAAGGAGTTGCACGAAATCCTCATTTAGCAGTTCTCTTTCAAGGAACAGGATTTAGAACACACTCATTTAGTTATAAACTTGTACCAAGAAATGCAGAAGAGTCAAGAACAATTACAAAAATTATAAGAGCATTTAAACATGCTATGGTGCCAGAGTACCTTGAGCAAAATCATTTCTTTAGATATCCACAACAATTTCGTCTTGAGTTAAGCAAACCAGATCATCTTTTTAAATTTCAGACTTGTGTGCTGACAGGATTTAACGTGAACTATCATGGAGAGGGAGGGCCCTTTTATCACAATCTTGAAAATGAAGAAGAAGCACCTGTTTCTGTCACAGTAGAAATGAACTTTACAGAAACAAGAATTATTACAAAAGATGAAATAGAGGAGGGTTTATAATGGCACATTATTTTAAACCATTTCCAAAGATTGATTACGACATTAAAAAAAATGGTCAGTCAACCGCACTAACAAACATTACTCTTAGATTTAAAGTTCAAGAAGCATTACTATCACAATCAGCTATTTACTATGATTATCGAGTTCAAGAGCAAGATCGACCAGACATTGTTGCAGAGTTATACTACCAAGACTCCACTCTTGATTGGTTAATTCTCATTGTTAATGATATTATTGATCCGCAGTTTGAATGGCCACTCGATCAATTCAGTTTTGATAAATTTATTCGAACTAAGTATGGAAGTATTTCAGAAGCAAGAGGAACAGTTCACCACTATGAAAAAATACTAAATGCACAAAGTGTTTTAGCAGATGGAACAGTCATTCCAGAGAGAACTGTTAATATTGACCAGACAACATACAATTCTCTTGTGGGAGATACATTAGAAGGAGAAGAAGGATTTGTTAGTGTTCGAAAAGAGGTGACTGCTTATGACTACGAAGAAAATCTTAATGATGAGAGAAGAAATATTAAGATTTTAGATGAGGTTTTTGTTCCTCAAATTCTTTCTGCCGTTAGAGGTGTTTTTGCATAATGAGTGACAACACTTACAAGCATTTGGGTATTGACATACAGCAAATAGGACTTATTGCATTTGACAGGTCAGAAGATTCTTTTATTGACATAAAGCCAATGTGTTTTGAGGTGGTTATATTTGAAGATATTGAATCTTCTTCTGTATCTATACAAGTTGGTGTTGAAGATGCAATTGGTATCATAGAAAGAATGCCTTTGGTTGGTGATGAGAAAATAGTTATAAGTTATAGAACACCATCTTTTGATGATTATGTCGAAGCAGAGTTTGATGTTTATGAGCATAGTGTCATTAATAAAACAAAAGAAAGAGTGCGAGAATATGTGATTTATGGAGTTTCTCCAGAAAAGAAAGTAGACCTTGTTTCAAGCGTTGATAGAACATATAAACTTTCTGGAAGTGAAACAGTTAAATCTGTTTATGAAACTTATTTTAGATCGCAATCACAGCTTAAAAATCCCAAAAAGCTCGAAACAAGTGAAAGTTTTGGAACACAGTATTTCATAGGAAATGGTCGAAGTCCTATGTCTTTTATACAAGATGTCGCACATGAATCTGAATCAGAAAAATATCCTGCTTCAAACTATATGTTCTATGAAACTCTTGATCGTAAGTTTCATTTTAAAACTTTAGATGAATTGATGGAAGGTGAAGTAGCACAAGACTTCTATCTTGCAGATGCTGGTAAGAGTCTTGGAGATGTAAAAAGACGAGCTGAAAAAGATACAATATTTCCATATCAAATTATCACAGACATTGAAGTTAAAGATGGTATTAATGGATTGCGTAAAATTTCTGGTGGAGGGTATCGTAATTCAGTTAAGGTAATTGACCCTGTTACCAAAACTTTTTCTGAAAAAACTTTTAATTATTTAAAAGATGATAAATTAGTTCAGATTGCAAAATACAAAACAATACCAAATAAGACATCTTTTCTTCAAATCAATGATGAAGATATACATTCAAGACTATTACGAGGAACAGTTATACCAGATGGTTTAAGTACAGGATATTTTGAGGATACAGGAATATCAAGTGATACAGAGTTTGATGAGGTTCAAGAAATAGAGCTCGATATTCCAGAGATTATTGTTACTTCTGAAAGAAGAGCTTCAGAGGATAGAATACAAAGTACATTTTTTGAAGAAAACATTTCAGAACAATCAGACCCACAATATTTTTTTCCAAGACGAAGACATCGCTTTGCACATTTAGATGTCGCATCAAGAATGCTTTTTGATTCAATATTAATAAATTGTACTGTATCTGGAATTAGCGATCTTCACGTTGGGCAGATTGTAAATATTTTTGTTCCTCAAGAATCAAATGATGAAGAAATGATGAAAATGTATAATTTATTTTATGGTGGAGATAAGCTTAAAGGTGGAAAGAGAGATGCAAAATTTCTTGTTACAAAAGTAAAGCATGCTTTTAGTTTTTCTAAAGCTATCTATGTTACATCATTTACTTGTGTGAAGAATAGTTTTGCAAATAGAGTTGAGACTGAGAGTAAAAGAGTTGCAGGAGATTTCTTTTGAGAAAATCAAATGAGTTTTTAGGATTAGATGGATTTATATGGTGGACAGGAGTTGTCGAGGATAGAAACGACCCTCTGCAACTTGGTCGCTGTAGAGTGAGGTGTATGGGGTGGCATGATGAAAATCAGGACAAACTCCCTACAGGTAATTTGCCTTGGGCTCAACCTTTACAGCCAATCACATCAGCTGCATTGAGTGGTATCGGAACATCACCAACAGGACTTGTTGAAGGTTCGTGGGTTGTTGGATTTTTTATGGATGGAAAGAAAGCACAGTTTCCAATTATCATGGGTTCAATCTCTGG